GGGTAAACAAGGCGGAGCAGGAGAGGGTTAAGGAAGTGCTAGGGTATGCTATTAAGAACGATTCTAATAACAATTAAAACATACATTTGAACCAACGAAAAAACGAAATGGAATACACACAATTTTTAGAAAGTAAAAAGCATTTGCTAAATAGTTTTGGGTTTGAACCTAACTACATACCAGATATGGCTTTCGACTTTCAGCGTGAGATAATCTCACGAGCAGTACGAAAAGGTCGTATGGCTGTATTTGCTGATACTGGATTAGGTAAAACTTTAATCCAAATATCAATAGCTCAAAACATAGTTAACCATACTAATAAAAAAGTACTTATACTTACTCCTTTAGCGGTTGCCTTTCAATTTATAATAGAGGCAGAAAAACTAGGCATTGATGATATAGAGTATTCAAAAGACGGTACTCACACTAAAAAAATAGTGATATGTAATTATGAACGTCTACACCACTTTAATAAAAATGACTTTGAAGGGGTTATACTAGATGAAAGCTCTATACTAAAGAACTTTAACGGGGCTATAAAGACACAAATAACATCATTTGTTAAGAAGATACCATACAGATTTTTAAGTACGGCTACCCCGTCTCCTAATGATTTTATAGAACTAGGGACAAGTAGTGAAGCACTTGGATATATGGGTCATATGGATATGTTAGGCAAGTTTTTTAAGCAAAATAATAATGCAGTAGATAGTACTAATAGAAACATAGGCGAAAAGTTCTATCTAAAACCACACGCAGAGGACGACTTTTTTGCTTGGGTAAATCAATGGTCAGTTATGTGTAAGATGCCTAGTGACTTAGGTTTTAGTGACGAAAAGTATAATCTACCAGAGTTAGTAACTAATAAGCACGTAGTAAAAAACAATAGTACCATAGATGTAGATGGGCAAGTACAGCTATTTAATGTTATAGCTAAGTCATTCCACGAAGTAAGGCACGAACAAAAGCAAACTGTAAAGGAGCGATGTGAAAAGGCTCACTCACTAGCAGACGGCAAAACTTCTGTTTACTGGGTTAATCTAAATGCAGAAAGTGGTCTACTAAAAGATATGGATAAAGATGCGGTAGAAATAATAGGCAGCCAGACCATAGATAGGAAAGAGGATATACTAATGAACTTTGCCCAAGGCAATATAAAAAGGCTAATTACTAAAGCTAAAATGACTGGTATGGGTTTAAATTGGCAGCATTGCAATCATTCTACTTTCTTCCCTACATATTCATACGAACAATACTACCAAGCTATACGAAGGTTTTGGAGGTTTGGGCAAAAAAGAGACGTTACTATTGATATGGTAATTTCAGATGGTCAAACCAGAGTAATACAAGCACTAGAACAAAAGACACAAAAAGCAATAGAGCTACATAAGCAACTAACAAAGAATGTAAATAGATCATTCGAGCATAAAATAAAAGAGTTTAACAAAGATATAATAACACCTAAATTTTAATTATGAGTAAAGTAAAAGAACAACTAATCACAGAAAACTATGCAATTTATAACGCTGATTGTATGGATGTAGTAACTACACTAGAAGATGAGAGCATAGACCTATCTGTTTATTCTCCACCATTTGCAGGTCTGTATAATTACAGCTCAGATCATAGAGATATGAGTAACTGTGAAAACAAAGAACAGTTTTTAGATAACTATGAATACCTAATAAAAGAAATAGCAAGAACGACAAAGAAAGGTAGAATTACTGCGGTACATTGTACTGATGTGTTTGATAATACTTGCAGGCTTTGGGATTTCCCTAACGAAATAATAAGACTACACGAGAAGTACGGGTTTGAATATCGTAACCGTATTACTATTTGGAAAGAGCCTTTAAAAGTTCGTATGAGAACTATGGTACAGAGCTTAATGCACAAGTTTATAGTAGAAGATAGTACAAAGTGTTTTACTGCTATGCCTGACTATGTTTTAATATTCACTAAGAAGGGTGAGAACGCAGTACCAGTTACTCACGAGTTTGGAATAAATCACTACGCAGGGGAAACGCCAATACTACCTAACATATTAAGAGCTTGGAATAATGCTAATAATAGTAAACTAAATTCAGACCAACTATGGAGTCATCTAAATAATATAAACGAAGATGGGAAAATTACAAAGCTAAATCATTACATATGGCAAAGGTACGCTAGTAGTGTATGGGATGACATTAGAGGAGACAATGTATTAAAGTACAAGGAAAGCAAAGAGGAGGACGATGAAAAGCACGTACACCCGCTGCAATTAGATGTAATAGATAGGATAGTAGAATTGTATAGTAATCCTAATGAGGTTGTATTTACTCCTTTTATGGGTGTAGGTAGTGAGGTTTATAGCCCTGTATCAATGGGACGTAAAGCAATAGGAGTAGAGCTAAAAGATAGTTACTACAAACAGGCTATACTTAATCTAAAGAATGTAAAAAGTAGATTTAATAAAGCAGAGCAAAAAAGTTTACTATGAGTAAAGCCACACCAGTAATAGAGCTGACCATCCTAATAAGAAGAGTACAGCACTTGATAGATCAGATAGGATTTAAAGACCAGCGACTGAGTAACACCTTAGTTACCATTAATAGAATGGTAAACGACCACACCAACTCATTCGAGAAACACAGTGACGAGGTAGGAGAAGGGATAGACAATTTAACAGAAGAGTATTTTAAATTATTAGACAGTATAGAATTATGATAGACACAAGCAAAAGACCAAAGATAAGCCCGTATGTATTTGCAGGATTAGTAGATGGGCATTATGGATTAAAGAGTGAAGACTACATTCTAGATATAGTATGCCGACACTTTGATGTAACAAAAATAGAAATAACCAGTGCAAGCCGTAAGCGAAACTTTGTACTACCTAGGCACGTAGTATGTCACTTTATAAAGAAGTACACTCTAATGAGCCTAAAAGACATAGGATGGTTTATGGGTGGCAGAGATCACAGCACGATTATTCACTCCATTACTGCAATAGATAATCTGATTAATACAGATAAAGCATTTGCGATAGAGTATAAGTTAATAGAAGATAAGTTGTAATGGGTACAAATTATGAAACTAACTAAACGCAAAGGATTCAATTTTTTTAGAAGTTATTACGATGTCTATAATGAATTGACCACAGACAAAGAGAAGGTAGACTTTTTAGATGCTCTATTAGACAGGCAGTTTTTAGGCACTAAGCCCACTAAGCTAACTGGTATGGCAAAGTTTGCATACATATCACAAACCAACTCTATAGATTCACAAGTAAAAGGCTATGAAGATAAAATTAAAGTAAGATTAGATGGCAGACCCTATTACAAAGATGATGTAACCCCTACCGATGGGGTGCAAACTACCCCTACCGATGGGGTAAATGAAACTAATTTAACCCCTACCCTACAAGAGGAAGAGAAAGGGGAAGTACAAGAGAAAGTAAAAGGTAACAGTATAGACTTTGATAAAGTGCTTGATATATTTAATTCTACAGTAGGAAGAAAGTGCAGGGTAATACCTAGCAAGGCAAAGGCAGCATTAAAACAAAGATTAAAAGACGGATATACTAAACAAGATTTTGTTAAAGCTATTACCAATGCAAGCAAAGACCAGCACCACATAGACACCAACTACAAGTATCTCACTATAGAGTTTATAACCAGAGCAGATAAATTTGAAAGGTTTGTTAATATGTCAGATTTTAAGATAGCACAGAAGATACTATGAGAAAGCCTAACGCATTAATACTAGATGAGCTGATGGATCTAAACAAGAACGGGCTACCTAAAGGCGACAAAGTAGGATTTGAAGGACTTGATAAACTTATTACCTTTGGTAAAGGCGGATGTACAGATGTCACGGGCTATCCATTCTACGGTAAATCTTTAGTCTTAAAAGAAATACTAGTATCACTTACAGTAAATCATAATTGGAGGCACGCTATTTATATGCCAGATGACGGTATAGATAAAATGATACTATCTAATTTTATACATAAGGTGACAGGTAAAAGAGTAGAGCCAAACTATCCTAATTCTATGACAGCAAATGAACTTAGTAAGATTTACCTTTCCATTTGTGATAGCTTTGTTTTTTGGGGTGGTGGTATTGCAG